ATATTGATTTTGATAAATTTACAAATTTCCGTGAGTATTATTGGTTGCCTAATGGTGCCCAAGAAGTTCCAGTAAGAGGAAATGGCGTTGAAGTTGTAAGCACATACAAAGTCACAGTTGAATTTGATGGCGGGGATCCAGCATTTGTATTCTCTCCAGATGGAGTCACACGTAATAAAAAGCTAACACTGTACAGAGGACAAACTTACATCTTTGAAGTTGATACAAAAGGACATCCTTTTGGTATTGCTCTTAGTAGATTAAAAAATGTACCTTATGCAGATAGTGCAGTATATGCAGAAAATCTTTATTTAGATGGTGTTGAAATTACAGAAGAATACGACGATACTGTAAAATTTAGAGATGATTATATAGATAATGGATTTATTGAAAAAGGTACATTAAAATTTACTGTACCTACAAACGCTCCAGCTGAATTGTACTATATAAGTCAAAACGACATAAATGTCAGCGGCAACCTAAACTTATTTGATATAGAAGAATCTACTGAAATAAATGTAGTAGAAGAAATATTAGGAAAGAAAACTTACAAAACATCAGATGGCTGGGACTTTTCAAATGGTATGAAAATTTATTTCCAAGGAAATGTCACACCTGCATCTTATGCACAAGGTTTGTACTATGTTGAAGGTGTTGGAGAAAGTATCGAATTAGTTGCAGTAAAAGATCTGCAAGTTCCTGCAATTTTTACACAAGATACACAAGTTCCTTTTGATATTAATCCGTTTGATAGAGTACCATTTGGCGATGCTAAAAGTTTTGCTGGCACAAAGGACTATGTTTGTATTAACCGTAGAGACAAAAGTAAAAATCCATGGAGTAGATACAATAGATGGACACATCGTAGTGTAATTGAAAAAAGTGCAGAAATTAATAATCAGCCTATTGAGATTTTTGAAGACCTAAGAGCACGTAGACCTATTATTGAATTTGAACCAAATTTACGTTTGTTCAATCATGGTAATAGTGCAAAAGCCGCGGTAGACTTAGTAGACACATTTACACAAGATGTTTTTAGTACAATCGAAGGTAGTGTTGGATACAACGTTGACGGCATTGATTTGGCAGACGGTATGCGTGTATTATTTACAGCAGATCCTGATAGCCTAGTAAATGGCAAAATATATGAAGTAAATTTTATAACACATAATAATAATTTACAAATTAGTTTAACAGAAACTACAGATACAATGCCTGTAGAAAACGAAACTATTCTAATTTTAGATGGCGATGTAAATGCTGGCTGCATGTACTGGTATGATGGCATTGTGTGGAACAAAGCACAAGATAAAACTGGATTAAATCAGTCACCTAGATTTGATTTGTTTGACAAAGACGAAAATAGTATTGGCGATAGTAATGTTTACGATAGTACAGAATTTGTAGGAAATAGAATTTTTAATTATCGTGTCGGCGAAGGCGCTAATGATCCAGAACTTGGATTTCCTTTAACATACAAAAACTTTGTTAACATTGGCGATATTGTTTTTGATTTTTCATTATTGGAGAAAAAATACAATTACAAAGTTGACAATGAGTTTGTTAAAATTTCAAGTGATACACTATTTTTAAAGAAATACACAAATGAAAAAGATAGCTTTGTAAATGCATGGAAAAAAGCAACAATTAAATCTCAGCAGTTTGTAGTACGAAAATTTACAGGTACAGAGTTTACAAATAATCTACCTATAGATGTTTACAATAACAGTGCAGATTTACAAGACTTAAAAGTAAAAGTGTATGTAAATAGTTTGTTTCAAACACCAGATGTTGATTATGTTCTAACAAATAACAACCATTTTAAAAATATTGTTTTTACAGATGATTTAGAATTTGAAGATATAGTTGTTGTAAAAACACACAGCAACGCTGATAAAAATGCAAACGGATATTATGAGGTACCTTATAATTTAGAAAGAAATCCGTTAAACAGTAATATTACTGAATTTACATTAGGCGAAGTTAATGATCATGTTGAAGGACTGATTAGTGAGCTCAACGGATTCAACGGTTTACAACCAGGTGTGAGCAATCTTAGAGACTTAGGCGATGTAGCAGGATTTGGTAGAAAATTTGTACAACATAGTGGGCCTATTAATCTAGCAATGTATAATCTAGTATCTAAAGATGCTAATGTTATCAAGGCTGTTAGATTTGCATCTAATGAATATCAAAAATTCAAAAGACAATTTATTCAAATAGCAACTGATGATTTTTACGAAGGTACAGCTAAAGAACACGTTGATTATGTTTTTAATACACTCAATGAAGATAAAGTTCAAACTATGAATTTTTACAGCACTGATATGGCCGGCACTGGCGGCAGTGTTGAAATTGAATATGAAGTCTTTGATAATAGATTAAAGACATATGCATTAAGCAAAGTATTTCAAAAAAATGTAATTAGCAATACAGCAGTTTACATTTATATTAACGATGAGCAACTTGTACATAATACTGATTATACATTTACAGACACAGGGTTTGTTAGTATTATAAAAGACCTAAACAATGGCGACATTATTAAAATACAAGAATATGCAAATACTGAAGGAAGTTTTATTCCTCCAACACCTACAAAGATTGGATTATATCCTGCATACAAGCCTGAAAAGTTTTTAGATACAACATACCAAGTGCAATACGATGAAAACGGTAATGAAATCCGAGGTACTGGACCGTTAAATGTTATACGTGGACATGACGGTAGTATGATGGTTGCGTATGACGATTATCGTGATGATTTGATTCTCGAGCTAGAAAAGAGAATTTACAATAACTTAAAGATTACATACGACACGGACATTTTTGATATCCATGATGTAGTAGGTGGGTTAAGTAGAGACACTAAAGTGTCAAACAGTGACATTAATAATATTACTATCACTGATTTTACAAAATGGCTAGAAGTTGCAAAAATTAATGATTATACTGACAACAGTTTTGTTAGACTAGATGAAAGTTTTACTTATAATTATAGTCAAACTGTAAACCTAAACAATCAAAATGTTCCTGGATTTTGGAGAGGTGTATATATTGAAGCATATGATACAGACCGTCCGCATACACATCCATGGGAAATGTTAGGATTTAGTTCTCAACCAACATGGTGGGAAAGTGTTTATGGCCCTGCTCCTTATACAAGTAATAATTTAATATTATGGACAGACATTAAAAACGGCACAGTAAGAGAGCCAGGAAAACCTGTAAGTATTCGAAGCAAGTATGTAAGAAGTAAATTGTTAAGTCACATACCGGTAAACGAAAACGGACAACTACTATCTCCACTTGAAAGTGGTTATGTACAAAATTTCAGTTATGCGGTGCAAAGAAATATTCCTTTCAAGTTTGGAGATCATGCCCCAGAAGAAACAGCATGGAGACGCAGTAGTGATTATCCATTTGCATTATTAGTTGCAATGATTTTATTACGTCCAGCGCATACTATTGGTATAGGATATGATAGATCACGTATTAGCAGAGACAAAGCAGGTAATTATGTCTATACAGATACGGATAAAAGAATCACTACAAAGGACATTGTATTTCCAAAAATAAATGGAAACATTTCAAGCGGTTTAATTAACTTTGTATCAGAATATGTAAGTTTAAATAACGAATTTACTTACAGTAAATATATTAGTGATATTACAAATATCAAAAATAAATTAGGATTTAAACTTGCAGGATTTGCAAATAAAGAAAAATTAAAATTAGTTCTTGATAGTAAAACACCTTTGAATCAAGGAAATGTTTTTGTACCATTTGAAAATTACAACTTAGAATTTAGAAGCAGCGCACCTCAAAAGGTAGTGACATACAGTGGTGTGATTGTAGAAAAAACTACTAAAGGATTTAAAATTAGCGGCTACGATACAACACAGCCGTATTTTTCATATTATGAAGCAATAGAATCATCTAACGATCCAAATATTAACGTAGGCGGCATTAGTGAAAGTTTTGCTATATGGAGCGAAAACAAAACATATATAGCTGGAAAAATAGTAGAATTTGAAGATGTATATTATAGAACAAAAGTCAATCATACATCTACTGATACGTTTGATGATACCAAATATACTAAATTGCCTAAACTTCCTGAAGTAGGCGGAGTTAATGCAAAATTTAGAAAACGCTATAAAGATACTCCTTCGCAATTAGATTACGGTACTATACTTGTAGATATACAAAGTGTTGTAGACTTCTTGTTGGGTTATGAAAAACATATGATCGACGAAGGATTTGTGTTTGACTATTTTAACAAACAAACCGAAGCTATAGAAAACTGGAAATTAGCAGCAAAAGAATTTATGTTCTGGACTTCGCAAAATTGGGCATCTAGTAGTATTATAACTCTAAGTCCATCGGCAAATAATGTTTTATTTTCAAAAGAATATTATGTTGTTGATGATGTGTTTGATAGCTTTTATAACTATCAAATTTTAAATCAAAACGGTAAGAAATTAAATAGATCATTTTTTAATGTATATAGAGATAATATTAATAACTTCCAATTAACTTCAACTGAAGATGGAATATTTTTATTAAAATTACCACTTATACAAAAAGAACACGTAGTGTTTATTGACAACACTACAGTATTCAATGATACAATTTATAGTCTAAGTACCGGATATAGACAGCAGCGTTTAAAGGTAGTAGGTTATAGAACCGACGAATGGAACGGTAGTTTAAATATTCCAGGATTTTTATATGATGATGCACGTATTACAGAATGGAAATCATATAAAGATTACACTGTTGGCGAATTAATAAAGTTTAAAGAATTCTATTATGCTGCACAATTTACACACAGCGGTACTGAAAACTTTGACTTTGATTTGTGGAATCGTTTGCCTAGTAAGCCTGAAAATCAATTACAGCCAAACTGGGACTATAGAGCAAATCAGTTTGCAGATTTTTACGACTTAGATACTGACAACTTTGATGCAGAACAACAACGACTAGCACAACATTTAATCGGTTATCAAAAACGTGGTTATCTATCTAATATTATTCAAGACGATGTTAGTCAGTACAAATTCTACCAAGGATTTATTCAAGACAAAGGTACTGCAAATAGTATAACTAAATTGTTTGATAAATTAGGCAGTGCTAATAAAGATAGTATTGAATTATTTGAAGAATGGGCAATACGTGTTGGACAATACGGAGCACTAAAAAGTTTTGATGAAGTTGAATTTAAATTAGACGAAAAGCAATTTAGAATTGAACCTCAAACTATGCAGCTAGTAAATCAAGTAGATCAAACAAGAACCGATCTAGTTTACCAGTTTCCAAAATCTGATGTATTAATTGCTCCAGCAAATTATGACACAGGATTTTTGCCAACTCAAAATGCAGTAAATGAATATACTAAAACAGCAGGATATGTAAAATTAGATCAAATTAATTTCCTTGCAAAAACAATTGAAGATATTTTAACGGTAGATATTGATTCAGTTGATATTGGAAATTATGTATGGGTCACAAAGGATTTAAATACCTGGGCAATGTATAGGCATATGATATCTGATATTTCTATTACAAAAGTAGAAAGCACAGAACTTGGCTTTAAAATGTATTTTAACAAACCTATTGAGTTTGATGAAGATTCGGTTATTGGTGTAAACAATATACATCCTGATGTAAATGGGTTTTGGTTGGTCACTAATGTGCAAAGAAATATTGTTTACAATACAGACGGTACAATTTCTCAGCCAAATATAGAAATTGAAACTGATAATCCTATTAGCGAAAGTGTTATAGATGTAGAAGATAGTACACTAGGTATTGTATCTGAATTCTGTATACGTAGAGTATCTGAGCCATCAGAGTCTAATTTAATTTTACAAGCATATGACTTAAATGCAAACGATAGAATTTGGATAGACGATATTGGTGATGGCGTAAGTGCAGTGTATGACAGAAATGTAATACGCAATAAATTACAAGATATTACTGCACCTGAGGAAAACAGCAACGAATACGGTAGAAGTGTTTCTGCAAGTTTTAATAATACTATAATGGCAGTTGGCACACCTGATATTGATGACGGTAGAGTTTACATTTATACAAGAAGCAGTGATGCTATTCCGTTTACAGTTAAACAAACATTACAGCCTCAGCCTCAATATCATAGTAAAGGTGATTTTGGTAGCAGTGTTTCAATTACACCAAACGGACAATATTTGTATGTTGGTGCTCCTACTGCAAGTAATGTTAAATCAAGATACAAAGGTGCATTAGATCCTTTACAAGAATACCAGCAAGCTGATATTGTTAGCAGCAAAGGTGTGCTATGGCAGGCCTTAAGAACTGTGACAGTAGAAAGTAGCACAATTAATTTAGAAAGCCAGGACTGGCAGCGTGTAAACATGATTACAGCAGATCCGTCGGCAACTAATCTGGGATACAACGATCAAGGTGTTGTATACATTTACAAAAAATTAATAGATAATAGTTTTGAGCTAATAGATATTATATGCAGTAGTGCGCCTGGCGAAAATGAAAAGTTTGGACTTGGTATAAAAGCAGTTAGCCCAGGTGACTTTGATCATAGTTTATATGTAAGAAGTTTAGCCGATAATGGTAGAGTTTATATTATTAACAATCTCGGTGTCGATAATATAGAAGAATATGAATATAATATTGATCCTAGTTATAGAGGCGAATGGCAAACAATTGCAAAATACATCGAGAATGAAATTGTATACTACGACGGTGAACTATATCAAGCTAACCAAACAGTGTTTGCAGGCAATACTTTTGATACAGATTCTTGGAACCTTTTAGATACATTTGTAGATTACACTGGATACATAACTAGCGATCTAACTAGCACTACTGATCTTTACAACGAGGATAGTAGCGGATTTGGATTAGCAACAGATATTGGTGTCACATATGATATAAGTGCAAATGGCGAAGTAATTGCACTATCTGGTATTTTAGCCGGCGACGAATACAGAGTTGCAATTTACAGAAAAGAAAACAACAGATATGTATTTGATCAAAACATTGATGGTCCAGTTGATGATGAATATTTTGGTTATAGTATTTCTTTAAATAGTGTAGGAAACAAACTTGCTATTGGTGCTCCTAATTCAAAAGATAAAGGCATTTTAAATGGTAAAGTTTATGTTTATAAACTAGCTAATCAGCAATTTGAATTAGATCAACAATTATATGCACCCGATGGTGAGAAAAACAATAGATTTGGTGTTTATGTAGTTTTAGATGATAACAGACTTGCTGTCACAAGTGAAAACGGCGATACTAATTTTGCATTAGAATTTGACAACGGAGAAACAATATTTGATAATGCAGCTACTAATATTGTAGATACTGTAGAAGATAATAACCAAGTTTATATGTTTGAAAATATAAGCAATAAATTAATCTACTCAGAAAAATTATATTCAAGTACTGACATCTCCGGAGCAAAAAATGCATACGGATATCTAAATAGAAATCATTTGTATGTTGTTGCGCCTGCACAGGACTTAACAAATATACTTGCAGATAGCACAAACAATAAAGGAATTATACAAGATTATAGATCAGATATTGGCAAAACTGCATGGACTATAAACAGCAGTGTAGATCCTTTTGTAGATTTAAGCAAAATCAAAGGCGTGTGGCTATATGATACTAAGACTAAAGATCTAATTAGTTATATAGATTATATTGATCCTATACAAGGACGTATTGCTGGGCCAGCAGAACAAGAATTAAGTTATAAACTGTATTATGATCCAGCAGTTTACAATACAGGATCAACTAACACAGGTGATAAAGATTTATGGTCAACTAATTATGTTGGAAAATTGTGGTGGAATCTTACTACTGTAAGGTGGTATAATCCATACACTGGAGATATCCAGTACAAAACAAATAATTGGAACCAGTTAATTCCAGGATATGATGTTGACATTTATGAATGGGTTGAAAGCAACTACTTACCAAGCGAATGGGATAGTATTGCCGATACAACTGAAGGTTTATCAGAAGGTATAAGTGGTTTAAGTTTATACGGAGACGAAACATATACAATACAAAATTCTTATGATCCAATTACAGGTGTAGCAGCATCTAGATATTATTTCTGGGTAAAATCTAAAACAACTTTACCTAACACATACGGTAGAAAAATTTCAGCGTTAGATGTTGAAAACTTAATTAGAGATCCTGCAGGTCAGGGATATAGATTTGTAAACTTGTTTGATAGTAAAAACTTTGCCTTACACAATGTAAGAAATTTAATTAAAGACAAAGATACTGTATTACATATTGATTATTATACCACTGAAGATCGTGATGATAATATTCATAGTGAATATCATTTGTTAACTGAAGGGTTGGCAAGTAGTAAACCTAACAGCGATCTTGTTGCCAAGTGGGTAGATAGTTTAGTTGGTTATAACGAACAAAATATTCAGTTGCCTGATACTAGAGTTAGTATTGCAAGAAGATTTGGTATTTTAAACGAACCAAATCAAAGTATGTTTGTAAACAGAAAAGAAGCACTAAAACAAATAATCGAAAGAGTAAACGGAATCTTAAACGAATATGTGGTTGTTGACGAATTTGATATTTCTCCTTTATTGCAAGCTGATCCAGCTCCTAGCAAGTTTAGTAATCTTTGGGATACAGAAATAGACAGTGAATCTTTATTAAGATTTATAGGTACTGCAAAAATTTCTCAAGCAGTTCTTACACCTACTATTGTTGATGGCAGAATTACAGAAGTTTCAATTACTAATTCGGGTAGAGGCTATATTGATAGCAATTATACCACAGGTAGTACAAGACATGGTCCTACAGTCACAATCGAAGGCACAGGTACAGATGCTGAATTAAAAACTTATATTAACAACTTAGGTCAGATTGTAGATGTAGAAATAGTAAACAGTGGTAAAAATTATTTAGATAACACAGTGTTGATTGTACGTCCGTTTAGTGTGCTTGTTAAAAACGACAGTGACATTGGCGGGTTCTGGGCAGTATACAATTGGATTAGTAGTACAGGCGAATGGTTTAGAAATCAAATACAAGACTACGATGTTAGTCTTTATTGGGATTATAAAGATTGGTATGCTGAAGGCTACAATGCAGAAACTGCAATCAACTTTATTATACCAGGTGCTTATGCACTAGAAGCAACACCAGATAGAATTGGTAGTGTAGTAAAAATTGAAACAATCGGAACTGGTGGTTGGTTATTACTAGAAAAAATTGACAATCAACAAAATGTTGACTACACTGTAAACTACAAAAGTATAGGTAGGCAAAATGGTACAATTTGTTTAAGTAGCCAATTGTATCAAAATGAAAGTGTTGGTTATGACAAGCAAATTTACGATACAAGTTTTTATGATAGAGAACCAAGTGAAGAAATTAAAATCATTCTTAAAGCAATTGAAGAAAACTTATTTGTTGATCAATTAGAAGTAGAATGGAATAAACTTTTCTTTAGTAGTGTTCGTTATGCAATAAGCGAGCAAGTAGATGTTGATTGGATATTCAAATCTAGCTTTGTCACTGCTAAACACAATGTTGGAGAATTGCAACAAAAAATAACATATCAAAATGATAACTTACCTAATTATCAAGAGTATATAAATGAAGTAAAACCATTTAGTGCAAAGGTTCGTGAATATATAAGTGCATATGAAAAAGTAGATCCTACTCAAACAAATGTCACTGACTTTGATTTACCTCCTAGTTATGATTCAGAATTAGGCAAAGTTGTTCCATCGGCAATACAGTTTGTTAACAATCAACTTGTAAATGTTCCTACAAGTGTATTAACATATCCTAATCGTAATTGGTATGACAACGTTGGCTTTGAAATAAAAGAATTTGTTATTTTTGACGGCGGCAGCGGCTATACTAATACTGCAAACGTCACTGTTAGTGGCGGCGGTGGTCCTACATTAGAAGGATCGGCATACTTAGGCGGCAACACTATTAACTTTATCGAAGTTGATACTGTAGGTGCAAAATACTTTAACACACCTACTGTCACAATAAACGGAAGTTTAAATGAAGACGGTAGAGAAGCAATTGTGTATGCAATTATAGGAAATAACCTTGTGCGTAATACGCACATGCGTATGAAGTTTGATAGAGTGACTGGTAGTTATTTGTTTACTACATTAGACGAAACAGAAACATTCTTAGGCAATGGTGGCTCAACAGACTTTAACTTAAAATGGCCTCTAAGTACTCGTTCTGCTGATTTAACTATTACAGTAGGCGGAGTAGAACAATTAATCAGTGATTACACTTCGTCAAATGAACTTGATAAAACAAGAAGTTTTGAAAGATACAAAGGTAAAATTTCTTTTACAACAGCACCAGCAAACAATGCAGAAGTTGTAATTAATTATAAAAAGTCTACAGACTTACTTACAGCAGCAGACAGAATTAATTTCTTCTACAATCCGACTACAGGTATGCCAGGCAAAGACTTAGCACAACTTATGGATGGCATTGATTACAGTGGTGTGCAAATGGATAGTATTGACTTTGGTGAAAGCCTAGGTTGGGACCTACAAGGTTTTGGCGTAGACTTTGATTCATATGATACTGCTAACGAAGATGAAATTATTGTTTTAGATGGTAGTACACAAACTGTAAGTCTATCCACAGAATTAGAAGCCGGAGTTGTTTATAACGTATACTTAAACAATGTAAGAATAGATGATCCTAGTTATCCTCTACCTGGCACAAATCCAAATGCTAAGATGGTATCGCCTGTAGGTGATGGTATTACAAAGAATGTTTTCTTAGATAGCGATGTGATTACAACGCAAATGGACGATGTTGTTATAGTGCGTAAGAGCACAAGTGACGGATCGTTTACTCCAGAAAGCACAGCATTTGATGTAAGTTTAAGAGGCGGTACATTTGAAAATACTTCGGCACTTGGTATCGATCCGGCAGAAATTACTGTTGACGGCGATGGATTTGTCACAGAAACAACATCAAAAGGTCCAGAAGAACAAGTTCCAGGACAAGTACTTGACACATTAGATATGACAATATATAATAGAGTTAGCCAAGGTCAGGGTATTATTGCTGTAAGGAATTATATTACAGACGGAAATACACTAAACTGGAATTTTGACTTATTTCCACAGACTGAAAAAACAATTATAGTGACCATAGATGGTGAGGTAATTCCAAACAGCGACCTAGTAGTAGATTATGAAAACAAATACATTGCATTAGGTGATAGTACAGTAATAGAAGCTGGCAAGAATCTTAGTATTTTAAGTATAGGAACTAACGGTGTTGATATTATCGATAGTGATAATATTATATCAACAGGTAATTCAAGAACTTTTGAATTACCTATTAGATTTACAACAGAACAAAGTACATTTGTCACACTAAACGGTGTGAAACAAGAACCAGCCACACAGTATGGTTATGATACAAATGATGCTGGTTTTGGTGTAATTGAATTTCCTACTGCACCAAGTGCAAATACTGTAATTGGGTATACTGTTTATAGTGCAAACATAAATCAATTTAGCGAAATGGTAATTGATAAAACAATGACTGTAGACGGCGACAATCGTGTTCATAGATTTGATAATGATGTTGCTTTACCGTTTGTTAAAAAACCATACTCGCATAACATACTTGTACAGCGTTCTAAAGGAAGTAAATTCTTAAATCCAGGGTATAGAAAATCTTACATAATGACTATACAACGTGATTATGATATCGATGCTTGGCAGTTTGAAGACACAACACTAGTGAATAGTAGCGATGTTGTAATATACCTAAATGGAGAAGTCTTAGCAGAAACATTATGGAATTATGATCCACTGAATGGCCGTGTAGAAATACTATCCAATAATATCGGTTTGCCAGGAGATTTACTAGAAATTTTCATAATTAGAGATGCTGAATATTTCTTCTTTAATACAATAGCAGTTGTCAAAGGAGGTAGTGCTCTTGCACAAATTCCTCAAGGTACAGATGTAGCATTTGCACTAACTGACGATAGTACAGTTGTAAATGCAAGAGTTGAAAGTTTTAAATACAGCGGCGAAAATGATGCTATAATTGAACTTCAAGGCTATGTAAGAGATTTATTTGATTTAAAGAGTACTGATTCTACACCTGCAATGATTGCAGGAGACGACAGCACACAGAATTTAGAAATTGAAGAAGTTAGATTACAAGAAACAGATGTTCTTTGTTTACTAGAAACTCCTGAAGATTGGGAAACAGTAGATATCTATACATTTAGTAATCACGATATAAATGAACTTGAAAGAAACAGTTATGATGTAGTTTGGAATACTAACCAAGCACCAGAAGGAACACAAGAATATATTGATAAAAACTTGTTGAGTACTGGATATGTAAAATTACAAAAACCTGCAATAAGTGCAAATTATGTTTGGGTGTTTAAAAATGGCATTATACTTGTACCACAAAAAGATTATAAGATTGTAGATAAAAAAGACGGAGTTCAAATGTATGAAAAGGTTGATCCAAATGATACAATTGATGTACTACAATTTGCAGCACCTGTTAGTAAGCCAAAATTTGGATATAGAATATTTAAAGATATGCTCAATAGATTCCATTACAAGCGTCTTAACAAAGACAACGAGTATGAATTACAGCAGCCATTAAATTACTATGATCAAACAATTCAATTAAAAGATGCAACAGGTATTCAATCTCCAAACAGAGCAATTGGTTTACCGGGTGTAGTTTATATTGACAAAGAGCGTATTGAGTATTTTGCGGTTGACAACAACCAGCTACGTCAAATTCGTAGAGGTACATTAGGCACAGGTATTAAAGAAACATACGCTGTGAATACAAAAGTAATCGGACAAGGCATAGAAGAAAATATTCCTTACAAAGATGAAATATATAAAACAAAATATGTAGGTGATAGTAGTACAAAACAATTCTTGTTAGATTGGATACCTACTAGCGTTAATGAATTTGATGTTTATTTAGGCGGTATAAAATTACGCAAAGATGTAATAACATCGTTTGATCCTACAAAAGATCAAGACTCACCAGAAGGCGATATTACAATTGCACCTGAATATACAATGGAAACCATTATATTTGGTGAAGCTACAGTGACAGCAATTTATCTTGCAGATTATCTTAATCCCCCTGCAGATGGAACTTTAGTTGAAGTTGTAAGAAAAACAGGCAGAGTTTGGTCAGAACAAGGCAAAACAATTGCAGATAGCGAAAATCAAATATGCAAATTTATAACAGACAAAACAATATCGCTACCACGATAAATACACTATAGGAACGGAACAAAAACAATGATTAATGAACAAAGTGGTGTACACATTGAAGGACATATAAAAATACACAATCCAGATTCTGGACACGTATTTATAAACAAGCGTAATGCTATTCATTATGAAAATATGAGTATCAGCCTTGCAGAAAGTTTAGGTAATGCCGGCGAAGGATTTATCTACGAAATGGCGTTTGGAAATGGAGGTACTAGTGTTGATCCAACAGGTATTATAACATACTTAACACCAAACTCAACAGGAACAAATGCAAGTTTGTATAACCAAACATATTCAAAAGTTGTTGACGACCGTTCTGTTAACAACGTTGATCCGCAGCGTAATAAAATTGAAACACGACACGTGACTGGTACAAATTATACAGATATTGTAGTTAGTGCATTACTTGATTATGGCGAGCCAGATGGGCAAGATGCATTTGATACTGCTGCTGATACTGAACAACAGTTTGTTTTTGACGAACTAGGATTAGTTGGATATTCACCTAGTGGATCAGGACGATTGCTTACACACGTAATTTTCCATCCTGTGCAAAAATCACTTAACAGATTAATACAAATTGATTATACTGTAAGAGTCCAAAGTTTAAGTGGGGGTAATACCTAATGCCATACAATATTCCGTTTACTGATGAAGCAAACAAAGGCAACATTACAGTAGAAGATCAAAGCATTAATACTGAAACTAGTGTAAAATTACCAGGCAGACTAACAACCGACTATGGCCAAAGTGTTAATGAAAACTTTTTACATTTGCTAGAAAATTTTGCTAATGCTAATCCTCCTGCTAATCCAGTTGAAGGACAGTTATGGTACGATACAACACAAGAAATAGATCAATTAAAAATATACGATGGTACAAACTGGGTAGCAGCAGGCGGTCTTAAAAAAGGAAGTTTTGAACCAGAATTAACAAATAGTGTCAAAGGCGACCTTTGGGTAAACACTAGCACTAGTCAACTTTATTTGTACACAGGCAGCGGCTGGTTGCTTATAGGTCCTAACTATAGCGACGGCAACAAAAGCGGAGCATTAGTTGAAGAAATAGTTGATACAGCTAGTAATATTAGAACAGTTATTATTAATTATATTGAAGATATTCCTGTCACAATTTACACTAGAATTGAGTTTTCGCCAAAGACACCTTTTGCAGGATATAGTAGCTCAACGCCATTTAAAGTAGGGATAAATTTTAACAAAAGTTTAAATGATGCAAAATTTAATGGTACAGCAAATTTAGCAGAAAATTTATTAATTAGCGGTGCAACTATACCTGCATCCAACTTTATGCGAAATAATATTGTAAACCAAGTTAGTGAAAAACTACAAATTAAAGCTAACCAAGGTATTGAAGTAGGAAATGCAAAAACAATTAGTATGCTAGTTGAAGGAAACAACGGTATACTTGAAAATACAATACCTGGAGCACCTTTAGATTTCCGTGTAAATAATAATGGTACATTTGTAGTTCCATTTAGAATAAAAAGCAATACAAATATTGGTGTAAACAATTTAAATCCTACAGAAAGTTTAGATGTAGTTGGTAATATAAAAACTGATAGTACAGTTATTGTAAACGGAACAACAGAAAGCAACAACCCAACTACTGGTGCTTTAAAAGTTGCTGGCGGAATTGGTGTTGCAAAAAACATAAATGTAGGCGGTAATGCTGTAGTTGATGGAAATATTACACTAGCTAACTTGCTTCCAGATATTGCAAATACTAGAAATATAGGTTCAACTGTTTTACCATTTGACACATTATTTGCAAATAGAATTACAGGAAATTTAACAGGTAATGTGACAGGTAATGTAAGTGGAACAGCAGGCAGTACAGCCAAATTAAATAGTGCTACTACATTTTCAATGACAGGACAAATTACTAGTAATAGTTTTGTATTTGATGGACAGACAGGCGGTAGTACAAAATCTTTTGGAACACAGGCTGCTCCTGCAATTATTTCAGATCAGACAACAGCTACTAGTGTAAACAGAGCAACAGACGAAGTTTTAATTAACCAAGGCGGCGTACTAGCAAAAGCAACACCTGATCAACTAATTGGTAGTATTGACACAATGCCAGTAGGTACAATTATCATGTTCGGTGGTCCAACAGCACCTACAGGATGGTTTATTTGCGATGGCGATGAATACGATAGAACAACATATACAGAATTAGCTGATGCGTTAGGATTTAATCCTGCAAACAGTAGCACATGGTATTATGGAAATCCAGCAACAACTGGCTTTTTTAGAGTTCCTGATTTAAGAGGACAATTACCATTAATGTCAACTGATCCTACATTGTCAGGAAGGGCATTATCAGCAAGTGCAATAACAACTGGAAACTTGGGTAGTACCGGCGGTAGCACCGACGTAACTATTCAACAAGAAAACTTACCAGAACACAAACATGACTTAGAAGACGGCGACGGCAACCAGTATTATGCAGCTACAACAGCAACCTACACAGGAACAGATAGTGTACCAACCAATGGTGATATATCTGGAGCAGGAACAAGACTAGAAACAAGTGGTGGTGTTATTGATTTACAAAATACGCCAGTGAATGTTGTTAACCCGTTCTTGGCATTGAACTTTATTATATATCACGGAGTAACAGCATAATGGCCTATAAATTAAATAAAACAGACGGATCATTATTAGTAGAACTAGTAGATGGAAGACTGGATACTACATCCGCAGATATAAATCTAATAGGCAAAAATTATCAAGGATTTGGAGAAAGTATAAATGAAAACTTTATCAAAATGCTTGAAAACTTTTCAAACACAACTGCTCCTAGCAAACCAATCGAAGGGCAACTTTGGTATGACAGAGCAACTGCTAGATTAAAAGTATATGACGGTATTACATTTAGAAGTACAGATAGTACAATTTATAGTTCTACTCAACCAGATGAACTTATTGAAGGCGATATATGGATTGACGGATCAAAAGACCAAGTGTTCTTTTGGAACGGAACAGAAACAGTATTAGTAGGTCCTCAATTTACAAAAACACAATCACGTACAGGCGATGTTATCGAAACACTCAAAGATACACTTGGACAAAATAAAACAGTAATTAAAAAGTATATAAATGGAAGTTTAATTGCAATTGAATCAAAAGAAAACTTTACTCCTTTTCCGAGTATTGCAGGATTTACAAGTTTAAAAACTGGTTTTAACATTAATTCAGGATTTGGAACTTATACATTTTTAGGTGCTGCTGATAGTGCAAAACAACTTATCGATGATTTAGGAAATGTATATGATCAAAGTAGTTTCCTAAGTTCAAACAACAACAGTACTACAACAGGTAGTATTAGTATTAAAGATGATAACGGCTTATTCCTTGGCGATGATTTTGATTTAAATATTAGACAAGACGGCACAATTACCAACTTAAAAATGCAAAAAACAAATCAAGACTTTAAAATTGCATTTAATGGTAGCAACGATATTGCACAAAGTGTATATTTTGATAGTAGTGAGCAACGTGTAGGTTTTTTCCAAAGTGCGTTGCCTGCTTATACAGTTGATATTGCAGGAGACTTGCGTGTCACAGGAAACATCTTAGTCGAAGGCGACAGTGTTAGTTTAGATGTTGCAAAATTGCGTGTTGAAGATCACAGAATCGAGCTTGCAATTCAAGACGATAGTACACTAATTAGTGAAGCAGACCTAGCAGGTCTTGAAGCAGCAAACGGACCAGCAGGAATTGTAATTAGAGTAAGCGGCGATGACAAAGAATGGGCATTCAGAACAGGAACCAACCGCTGGACAAGTTCGCATGGCATTGCATTAGAATCAGCATTTGACAGCTATCATATTGAAAATACAAATGTATTATCATTGGATACATTAGGTAGCACGATTGTAAATAGTGAACTTAGGAATGTAGGAAAATTAGTTAATCTAACAGTTGGACCTGAAGGTGGCGAAACAATGACCATCACAGAAAACACAATTTCAACTACTACTGGCTTGCAAATTACAAGTGTTGAAGACATTGAACTTACTAATCCAAAAAGAATTAAAAATGTTTTAGAACCTGCTGATCCTACTGACGTAGCACATAAAAAATATGTTGACGAAGCTGTTGAAGCAACACCAGTTGTTATGGGTGTAGATATTACTAATTTAGGAACAACATACAATCCTGGAGCATACGGCGACGGAACATGTGATGACGGACTAATAGTAAAAATTGCAACTATGTTGGCAGAAATATCAACACCTACTACAGCAAGAAATGGAACTGTAGCAAAGATTCATGCTTACTATTATGATGCAACCACAGATCCAATTGATGTACAAGGCGGCATTGCTAAAACATTAATTGCAGTAGACAGCGCAGGTGTGCAAAACGTCAATGTTATAGGTGACTTTGCAATTAGCGACCCAACAGCGACAGTGACTCTTACAGTCACAAGGCGTGTAATAACAATAGAAATATCAAGCGGCCTTTGGGACGTGAATACCGGCGTTATTAGCACATCATCAGTATAACGATAAATAACATAAGCGAGGAACAACAATAATGGCATATATTGTAAATAGATTTAACGGTACACAACTTACTGTTGTAGAAGATGGTACAATTGATCAAACCACTGATATTAAATTTGTGGGAAGAAATTATAGTGGATATGGTGAAGTTCAAAACGAAAACTATCTTCATTTACTAGAAAATTTTAGTGGCACTTCTGCACCAGTGAAAGCAATCGACGGACAAGTTTGGTACGATGCAAGCACTACAAAATTAAAATTTTACACAGGCAGTGCCTGGAAAACAGCAGGCGGCACAGAAGTTAGTCCAAGTGAACCAATTGGTTTAGACGAAGGCGACTTATGGTGGAGTAGTACAAGTAATCAGTTATACGGCAAAACTGCTGCTGGTGAATTTATCCTTGTTGGTCCTCAGAGTGCTGGTAGTGGCACAACGCAAATGCTTAGTGTTAATGTATTAGATAATGCCGATAACGAAAAAACAATTATTGTTGCAATAATTAATGATGTAGCAGTTTATGTTATATCTAATGAAGAATTTACACTTGCTAATTTACAGCCAGATGGTGTTCCTACTTTAACTGGGTTTAGTTTAATAAAACGTGGTATGACACTAGTAAACAGTGCAACAGGTTTAACGCAAAATAATGTAAATGAATATATCAGTGGTGCAAGCAATGAACCTATTATTTGGGGAACTGCAAACGATGCGCTTAGACTAGGCGGCACACTTTACAGCGATTATTTAAAGAGAACCGATTCTATTACCTTTGGAGATGCTGGATTTACAGTAGGTGACAGTAATGACTTAAGAATTAAAATTGAATCAGACAATCAAGCAAAGTTTGAAAACCGCGGACCTAAAATTGTATTTGAAGCAAGTCAAGCAGGCGAAGATCCAACAGCTATTGTTAGTGTAAGAAATGTAGTCGGCGAGATTAAAGGATTGTATCCTGAAGCAGATGGCGTATACAACATTGGTAGTACAAGTGAAAGATTTGCAGAAATCCATTCAACAACTTTTGTAGGTAATGCAACAAAAGCTTCTACAGTAGACGTTGCCGGTACAGGGCGTAGTGCAAGCACAGCAGCAACAGCAAATACTGTTGCAGTAAGAGATGCAAACGCAGATTTAACAGCAAGATTTTTTAATGGTACTGCTACAAAAGCACAGTATGCAGATTTAGCAGAAAAATATACAACTTCAGAAGAACATCCAGTTGGCACTGCAATGGCAGTTGCTCCTGAAAAGTTTAGCGAAGAACAGGAAGTAAGCGATGAAACTAGACCTGCAAGAAGTAGTGATTTAGCAATTGGAGTAATAAGTGAAAATCCGGCTTATTTGATGAACTCGGATATCGACGGACAAGCAATTGCATTAAGAGGTCGTGTTCCTGTAAGATGTACAGGTGCTATCAAAAAAGGCGAGCCTGTATATGCTTGGGAAGATGGAGTATGTACTACAACTGCAACTAGAGCATTAGTTGGAATAGCATTAGAAACAAATGTAGACGAAGGCGAAAAACTTGTCGAGTGTGTTATAAAAACATAATGTTAGGAGAATTATATGCCAGAAATTATTTCAGCAGCACGTTATAACGAATTACAAGGACGTATATCCGGCCTTTTAGGAGTAGGAAATTTAGATAAGGGATACAATCAAACTGTATCTTCTAATGCCGAGCCTGTGTTAACCGAAGCACAAGCACAGCATATAAATGCATTATATAACGATTTTGAAAAAGTTTTTGTTCATATAAATGGAACAGCTCCTTCGGGGATTGCTACAGTCACTATCAACGATGAAATAACTGATGCATTGTATGCAGAATTTGAAAGTTTAATAACTGATTTAGAAGATGACAGGTTCATTTTACATCCATCGCAGGCTTCTGTTGAATCTGCAGGCGTAAACAGTATTAAGAATGGTGCAGCTAGTCAATGGGGCGGAACTTCAACTCCGCAACAGATTAATCATACAATTGATGTAGGGTTTTCTAGTGCAAACGAACGTAGAGCATTTTTTAATGCCGGCGGCCAAATTAGATTTAATGCTAGTATTGATATTACTAATGTTGGCGGCGCTAATTTAGCAAAAAATCAAGCATGGGAAGAAATGCTCACTAACAGTGGACAAGTACAGTTTGGAAGAGCAGCAACTACATCAACAGGAACCGGAATAGGTTATTCTATAGGCAATGAAGATTTAACATCTAGTTATCAAACAGTGTATCTAAAAGAAGGAGATCCTTCAGGTACATACGCTGAAAATAATTGGTTTGTTCAAGCAAAAGTAAAAAATAGTAGCACTATTACTTTCAACATTGTATTTTATGATCAAGATGTAGGCTCGGGCGGTGCAGATGAATATGTAGCAGGCGTGTTAACAAGTTCTGTGTCTCATATACGAGCTACTGGTATATATGTACAAAATGATGCTCCAGCGTATACAAAAACTAGCGAATTATGATTGACAAATATAAAGTTAAGCATTATAATGTTTAAAAGAGGATTTTAAATGGCCGTAGGAACACCGATATTAGCATCGCATTACAATGCAATAAGAGAGCTGGTCGCAGGCAGGCTTGGTAATGTTTCTGTATACAATGACTACGGCAGTTTGTCTACTCCTCTTACAACATCTGGAGGATACGGAAGAAATTTTAGTAGTGATCCTGTAATAGCTGCAACTGATACTGTCACAGAACAACAGCACTTAGATTTATGGCTTGATTTGCAAGCAGGATATAATCATTGTTTTTCTTCTTTATCAGGTGTAATAGATGCAAATCAAATGGAAAACACTGATCTTGTAGAATGGCAGCATAAATTAGATTTAGACACCTTAGCTGATAGTGTGCTTGCATTTAATCATGCTTCTACAGAATTTCCTGCAACTAGCTTTACAGGTTTAGAACCGTTAGAAACAGCCGGCGGTGCAAGTACATCGAGTACAAGAACAACTACATTCGGCGGTAGCAGCGATGCTGCAAAAATAATTACACACGAAGTCAGTGTTGATTTTGGAAGCCATGCTAATTTAATTTATTATCTTGCAGCAGGCGGAGAAATTTTATTTCAATCTTCTGCTACTAGTGGTACTACAGGAACTCCGTACACAAAGGATTGGGACTGGGCACAAGTATTAAGTGATGCCGGAACAGTACGTTTTCGCAGACGTAATCAAACTGATTGGATATGCGAAGCAATTGCACCAGGAAGTGGAACAGGATATAGTTCGGCAAATATTGGCAGCGGTGGCACTTGGACTAAAATATTCGAAAAGCAAGGCGGCGGCAGAGCTGGCGGTAATACAGGTGTTATTCCAGTAGAACAAATTTATGACGATAACTTTTTTAGAATTTATGCTAGAACAAATACTGCATTTTCTACAGCTACTAAATTAGAATTTAAAATTGAATTAGATGACGGCGATACCGGAACAGGTGGCCAGCAAGCAGACGGCTTTATTGGTCCAAAAACTGACGAAAGTGTGACAGCTAATATTACTAGCACTGTGTATACAAAAACACCTTCTAGTACGTTTTTATACGGCGGCATTATTTACAATGGCATTGTATTAGATACACCAACTGGAACAAAAGATTCCGACTTTTAATTGACAAAATCTTAAAAATACTATATACTAAGTGCAAAGGAGTATAGTATGGACGAACGGCTACAAAAAGCATTAGATCACAGCAATTATATGGTCACGTTAAACAATCAGAAAAGATTATTAGCTGCGCAGTATAAAGAAAATCTTGTATACTATTACAATGGTGGGCAATTTACAGTGACACAGGAACTTGTAAGTTTTTGCCAGAGTCTAGTTGCAATGGATCAATCAAGTACAATTTTAATTGATGACAATGAGTTGCCTATTACAGTTGAAAATTTATCAACATTTGCAAATGAAATTTATACAAAATATTTTGAAGCTGCAAACAAGTATTTTATGGAATACAACAAATTGAAAAAAAGCAGAAGCGTAGAAAGTATTGTTAGTTTATGACAAAAGGTGTTCTGTTATTTGCAAACAATAACAAATCAATAGATTATGTAAAGCAAGCTGTTTTCCTTGCTAAACGTATACGCAAGTATATGAATTTGCCTACTAGCATTGTGACATCTACTGAACTCACCGACGAACAAGAAAGTTGTTTTGATAAGGTGATAGCACATGCTATTAATGAAAATAAGACTACAAACAAAAGACATCACGACGGCGATATGTATAATAAAATAACTAGATTTTATAATTACAATCGTGCTGATGCATATGATATATCTCCTTACGATGAAACAATTGTAATGGATACTGATTTTATTATTAGTAATGATATTTTAAATAATTGTTTTGTACAGCAAAAAGATCTTTTGCTATACAATGATGCAACACACGTTGGTATACATAATGGTACCAGTGAATTTAAAAGAATAAGTGATACTGGTGTAGATTTTTATTGGGCTACTGTATTCTTTTTTAAGAAGACAAACGAAACAAAAATTTTCTTTGATTTAATAAAACATATATCAAAAAACTATATGCATTATAGAAGCATGTATCAGTTTCGCACAACAGTATTTAGGAATGATTTTGCATTTAGTATTGCAATCCATATTATGAACGGTTATCAAGCAGGCGAATTTGCAGGAAAATTACCAGGTACTAAATTCTTTAGTATAGACAAAGATGTACTAATAGATATAGTTGATGACGAAATAAAAATACTAGTACAAAAACAAAGCCGATTAGGTGAGTATACCGCTGTAAATTTAAAAGGCAGTAATTGTCATGTTATGAATAAATTTAGTTTGGAGAGAATTATTGACAACAAATAATTTTACAATGCTTGCTCAAAATAGTGAATTTGATTATATTAGACAAGCCTACCTTGCAGCAATGAGTATCAAAGCAACTAATAAAAATAGTAATACATGTTTAATTACAAACGACCCTGTTCCTACAAAATACAAACAAGTTTTTGATCATGTAGTTGAAATACCATGGGGCGATCATGCACAAGAAGAAAACTGGAAGGTAAGTAATAGATGGAAAATATACCATGCAGTTCCTTATAAAGAAACATTAGTAATTGATACTGATATGTTAGTGTTAGACGATCTTTCTTTATGGTTTGATTTTTTAAAAACATACGATCTATTTTATACAACTAATGTCACAACTTACCGGGGTGAAACAATTCCTGCAGACTCTTTTTATAGACAACGTTTTTATAAAAACAATCTGCCAAATTTATACAATGGATGCCACTATTTTAAAAAGAGTGATATGGCACACGAATTTAACAACTGGTTAGAAATAATTACAAATAATTGGCAACAATTTTACAAACAAGTTGATAATCAATTCAAGCATTTGCCACATCCAAGTATGGACATTACTGCATCTATAGCAACAATGATTATGGATAACTTGCATCTTATTACTAATGAAAAAACAAAGTATCCGAGTTTTGTACATATGAAATCAAGATGCCAAAACTGGGAAGAGCAATTTGCTTATAGATGGCAAGATAGATTAGGCGTATATATAGACGATGATTTACAATTAAAAATTGGAAATTATAAACAATCAGGTGTTTTTCATTATACTGAAAAAGATTTTGTCACAAACAAACTAGTCAAAAAGTACGAAAAATATTTAGGAATATAAAATGAATCTAAAAAGATATGTATGTTTTGAAGACGATGGAACAATCTATAAAGTCACTAATAAGCCAGATGAACGATTCAAAAACTTAGAGTTAGACTTTGCAGAAGTTGAAGACTTTATCACTGGTAAATTAAGTTTGTTAGAACATAAAGTTGAATTTGATTTTTTAGAGAAAAAATATAGTATCAAAAGTTTAAAACAAGTCGACGATGAAAAACTTATGTGGGCATTTTTGTATGAAATTCCAAAAGAAAAACCTGATGAAAATCAAATTATTATAACTAAAGATAATATCAAGAAATGTTGGAGAGTTAAAGTTGATGAAAAATTTGCACAAGGCTTACAACAACAAAATATAGAAATTAATTTACAAAATTATTATTTTAGTGTGACAAAAAAAGATGATCCTAACGTGCTGTATAAGTTATTACAATTTCCAGATAGTTTAGAAGTTGCGTTTGAAAATGATTTTGAGTTTGACAATGAAGAAGTTTCCGTATATACTATGCGTAGATTCGATACTTATCATTATGAGGAAGTAAATGACTAATACTTTTAGAGTAGTAGACTATGATGTAATTTATCTAAGCTACGATGAGCCTAATGCAGAAAAAAACTTTGCCGATTTAGTCAGCAAATGTCCTTGGGCAGAACATGTTAAAGGAGTCAAAGGCAGTGATAGCGCACACAAAGCAGCGGCAGAAAGATCCACAACAGATCGATTTATTACTGTAGATGCAGATAACATTATAAACGCAGACTTTTTAAATCAGGCAATTGATTTTAATACTGATACTGATCTTACAAACAAAGTTATTAGTTGGACTGCACTTAACACTATCAATAATCTTACATACGGAAATGGCGGCATCAAGTGCTGGCCCAAACAACATGTATTAAACATGCGTACACACGAAAATGCGCCAGATGATAACCCACATGCACAAGTAGATTTTTGCTGGGACACACAATACATCCAGATGAATGGAACTTTTAGCACTATTATGAATAATGCTACACCTCATCAAGCATGGCGTGCTGGATTTAGAGAAGGTGTTAAAATGGCACTGGATCAAGGCATGCGTGTTAGTGTAGAGGACTTTCATAAAAATCACTGGAAGAACTTGCACCGTTTGTATATCTGGCTAATGATTGGTGCAGATGTTGAAAACGGCCGTTGGGCTATCTACGGTGCAAGAGAAGGACTGTACAAAACTATGTGTACAGACTGGGACTTTATAAATGTACGTGACTTTGAATGGCTCAATGAGTATTGGAATAGCAAAGATATAGATGAAGACCAAATGGAAACAGAAACTGTTGGACTTGGATATTCACTGATAGACGAACTTGAGTTGCCTATTGCTGCTGAACCACTTGATGGAAATCAAAGTAAATTTTTTAAAACAGTATATCAAAATCCAGCACGTGATAACAGCAATAAATTTTTAGATAGAGAGCAATAATGGAACGCAGCGAAAGCGAAGAAATCAAGCGTATCGATAAGATTACGCAGGAAATATCTCCTACGTTTTGTTTTGCAAAATGGTATCATGCAAATATCTATTTCCAGACAGGCGAAACACATAGTTGTTATCATCCTGCTCCTCACAAGATTGACGCAGCACCGCTATTAGAGAATCCTAGTGCTATACACAACACAGCACAAAAGAAAGCAGAACGTGCTGCTATGATGAAAGGTGAACAACCTAGTGGATGCAACTATTGCTGGAAGATTGAAGCAATGGGCAAAGACTATGTTAGTGATAGAAAACAACGCAACCAAACTATCTTTTTCAAAGAACGCTTGAAAGCTGTCAAAGAAGGCGGTGCTGAGTTTGATGTTAATCCAGAATACTTGGAAGTTTCGTTTGGTAATGAGTGCAACTTCCGTTGTGGATATTGTCATCCAAAAGCCAGCAGTAGATATCATCAAGAGATCAAGCAACACGGTCCTTATACAAACGTAAAGAATCACAGATGCGATATTGACTGGTTTGAAATATTTGAAGAACAAAGCAATCCGTATTTAGATGCATTTTGGAAATGGTGGCCAGAGCTTAGTAAGGACTTGCATATTTTGCGTATTACAGGCGGTGAGCCTACAATACAACAAAGCACATACAAGTTGTTTGATATGCTGGATGCAGATCCTAAACCAAAGTTAGAACTAAACTGCAACAGCAACTTAGGTGGCAAGCCAAAGCAGTTGGAAAAGTTTACAAACCGTGTGAATGACTTGTTGACAAACAACAAGATTAGACGTTTTAAAATGTTTACAAGTATTGACACTTGGGGCAAACGTGCAGAGTATATTCGTGATGGGTTAGACATTGAAGTGTTTGAACGCAACTTAGATTACTTTATGCGCAACTGTGAAGCACCAATGGTTATTATGATTACATTTAATATTTTCAGTGTCACTACATTCCGTACATTGCTTGAAAAGATTCTTGAATGGCGTAAAAAATACAATGACGTAGAAACGCACAGATGGCAACGATTGGGGTTTGATACTCCGCATCTCAAAGAACCGCTACAGTATGATATCAATATCCTGCCCAAAAACTACATGAGTTATATGCACGACCATTTGCAGTTTATCAAAGAGAACACAGATGATAATCGCAAGGATGCATTTAGCACTATCGAGTATGAAAAGTTTCGTCGTGTGGTTGATTACATGGAGTCTACAGAATATCCACTAGATAAAGTTATTCAAGGACGTAGAGACTTCCACAACTTCTTTGAAGAACAAGGGCGTAGACGTAATGTTGATCACGAACAAGTGTTTCCGGAGATGTCAGACTTTTTTGAACTTTGTAAGAAGTACGTTTAACTAAACAACGGAATAGCTTCTTCGGCTTCGGGCCAGCGTGAATCCTCTAGTAGTTCATAAAGTCTTTCTACGTCGATACGATAAAACGTTTGGAATGTGCCTTTGTACTCTAGCTCAATTGGATCTTTTGTGATTCCTAATTTGTTTGTAAACTTTTTAGTCCATATTTTATGCACACGATCTTGACTTCCTACACCACCTTCGTGGGTACTAATATATACAGGTTTATCTCTGCCAACATGTTCGATACAAACTGGAAACAACATTTGTAGTGTGTGATGATTAATAGGACCCCACGCTCTTGGCGCATACACTCTATTGCCATCAATATGGTCGCGAATTAAACAAGTTCTTGCACCTATTCGGTATGCGTTTTTACCAAGGATACCTAAGCCTTTTAAACTATGTACAATACTGTTTCCTACAATTTTATCGTTATAATAAAGTAAAAATAATGTAGCATCTTCGTATTTTGCAATATAGTCAATTAGCATGGCTTTACTACTGTTGTTGTAGTACCCGTGCTTTTCTGCATCTTCAAACCATTGTGAGAGATCTTGTGTGCCGTCGTATGCTTCAAATCTATACAAATTGTTGATTCCTACTAATTTTACGCAGATTATCGTCTACTTTAATTTCATCTACTTTAACTGGTTTAATATCGTATGCGCATTTGTGTTGTTTAGTAAAGTTTGATACATCCAGTTCGCCTGTGTAGTACACAACACATTCGTGTGCAACTTTTCGACACAGTGCTAAACTTGCACCATTTTCAATAGCAACTTTTTCAATCTGTTCTGGATAAACTCTATCACCGCAGTTTTCCATTTTAAATGCATTGTATCTACGTCCTGATAATCTAAATTCATCAGCACTATTAAATTCTACAAGATCGCCGCTATCCCACCATTGATCTTGTTCTTTGTATTTGCAATAAAACTCTGTGCTACCGTCATCGTGTTTTACAAATTTAAAATCAATGTTAGGATTAATATCGCTAAACTTGTATATATCTTGTCGTTCTGTGCTCATAATAACAGGAGGAACTTCTGTGCTGCCGTAGCCTGTGTTTACCTGTTGAGCGCCTCTTTCTCTCAAGTCTTCCATTAATCCTGTTGGTGTAATATCACTGCCTACTTGCATTTGTTTCATACAGCTAAGATCTAAGTTTTTCCATTTTTTATGTCTATGCCAAGTTTTCCAAACATTAGGTAGTATAAGCATATTAGTTGGTTGTACCTCTGCAATACGATCTGGAAGATTTGCAACTGTAGTTTCGATAAACGTATCGCAATTTGCAACTGCACAAGGATACAAACTCATACTTGTAAATCCAATTCCTCTTGGATTGTACAAAGACATCATGCTGCTGTTTGAATCAAGCATAAAGTATTCAGCATTATATTCTGCTACTTTACGCATAAGTTTATCTGAGTGTGTATAAACTTTTGGAGTTCCGGTAGTGCCGCTTGTACTTACTGTAATATTCCAGTTTTCCAAATAATTAATAACTGCTGTTCTTACGTGTTCGTTATCACTTTCAAGATACTTGATTCCGTCAATGTAGATCATACTGACACCTTTCTAAAATTATAGTTAATTATAACATAAATTTAGTGTAGGTCAACCCAAGAAGTGCCATTAAATCCTTGAAATGTATTACTACCGCTGTTAAAAATAATCATTCCAGCTTCGGCTGACATTGCATCTCTTTCAACGTAATTCATTGGATCTGCTTGCATTACAGGCACAGTAAGTACTCCATTACAGAACTCAAGTTGGTGTTCGTTGTTTGGATGAAATTTATGTGTATTAGTTGATGTTCCTACTACAAATCTCGAAGGTACACCAATTCCAGTATTGCTTACATCACCTGCAACAGTGAATCCCATACCACCGGCAACAACCATTTCGTTTCCGTTATATGCATGAACGTGAAACCCACCAATTAAATCTTCATCACGCACTGCTTGTTTTGCATCAACATCGCCTCTGTACGTATGAGTTTTAATTTCAACACCGGCTGTATCTAGACGTGTTAGTTTTGATTCTATCGTAAAATTACTTGCATTGATTTGAATATCCTCAACAGGATCGTTGTGCATACCAATATTAAGTTTTCCATTTACTGGATGTATAACACTACCACCAATAGTATCTGCACTTAATACAGTATGTGCAACACCGTCGTCATCTAAATGTATAAAATTACCATCAAACAACCCTCTAATAGTTGCTGGTGCAGTAGGACAATCTGGGTCTAGTTCGTCGGTGTGTAATTTAATAATTTCAGTACCATTGTAGTGTGTTACGTTTGCTCTTAGAGCAGTTTGTGCTCTGTCAGCGTTTGTTAAAATTACAGGACCTCTAGCAATATCGCCTTCTTCAACTGCAGAAAGATCGCCGACACCGCCTACCCATTCCCATTGTTGGTGAAATTCATTCCATGCTGTAAGCTGATCTGGAATTTCGCTGCCGTTCTTTAGTGCAAGTAATTCACCTGTGACACTACCTAAAACATTACCAGTGACATTACCAACTAAGTCGCCGTTTACATCTCCGTTGTGTGTACCTGTACTATCGCCAAAGAATTCGCCATATGCAGTACCGTTAAAGTCACCACTAAATGTACCGTAAACAATACTCTCAGTAGTTAAATTACCATATACATCGCCGTATAAGTCGCCTGTAAAACTATTTGCGGAAATAGTTCGACTAGCAGTATCTATCATTACAGTGCCTTCGGAGTCAACTACATTGCCACTTAGTAGGCCGGTAATTTTACCAGTCATACCGTCAATGATTTTTACAGCACCGCTATTATCATAAACACTTCCGGATAAATCAGCTTTTAACGTTTGCGCAGTTGCGTCAAAAATTATATTACCTTCAGTATCTTCAATGTCACCTATCATAGGTCCATAAAGTTTTCCTGTTGATACATCAACCTGTACCATACCGATATCCGATACTACATTTGCTTTGATAGTTCCTTGCCAACTATCTACAATAATAGATTCATCGGCCCCGATAATATCTAGTCTATATGCTTCACCTGGTATAAAATCCGCCATGTTGTCCTCCGCTACATTATTTATCTATTCTGTTCTTGACTTTAAAGTTAAGTTATCATATAATTATAGTATGTATGATGTTTATTTTATTGGCGACCCTTCGTGGAGCAATTTTAAAAGATTAAAGAGAAATGTTCCTATGGCAAAATTTGCCAGCACGGTGCCTGAAGCAAAACAAAAATGTTTAACTAAATTTGTTTGGATTGTGTATGATGATCTCGTAGTAGACAGTGATTTTGAATTTGACTATATACCAGATGAGCATAGTCAAGACAATACACATGTTTTTTTAAATGGTGAATTTTACGATGGTATTGCGCTAATGCCTAAAAACAGTCACCACGGTCCTGGTGAATTAAAAGCAAGATTTTATGTAAACAAAAAGTTTGTAGAAGTGCAAGCAAGTAAACCAATTGCTATAGAATTTGATAAAGTTTTTATCAGTTATAATGAACCAAATGCTGACGAAAATTACGAGCATATACTAGAACGTTTTCCAGATGTAAAACGTATACACGGTGTTAAAGGTATTCACGAAGCACATATTGCCGCAGCAAGTTTATGTAAAACAGAAATGTTTTGGATTATAGACGGCGATGCACAGATTACGGATTATTTTAAATTTGATTATATGCCAGAGCATCACAATAAAGAAGCAGTACATGTCTGGCGTAGTGAAAATCCTATCAATGGGTTGGTGTACGGATACGGAGGTATAAAACTATTTCCTACCGAACTAACACTTACAATGGATACAAGCAAACCTGATATGACAACAAGTATCAGTAGTAAGTTTGTAGCAATGAAGAAAATATCAAATATTACAGCATTTAATACAGATCCGTTTAACACATGGAAAAGTGCATTCCGTGAATGCGTAAAATTGAGTAGTAAGATTATTGATAGGCAAAAAGATAACGAAACCAACGATAGGTTGCGTATTTGGTGTACTTATTTAAAAGGCGAGCCCGAGTTTGGCGAATATGCTTTAAAAGGTGCAAAAGCAGGTGCTGCATACGGTGCTAGAAATCGAAATAAAGTAGAAGAATTAAAAATGATAAATGACTTTGACTGGTTAGAGGAAAAGTTTAATGGAAATATTTAAAATACTAGATAGATTTGAAATTTTAAATTCTAATAATAAAAAACTTGAATTATTAAGAAGGTGTTATAACGATAAAGACATCTATTCTATTTTAACATTGCTAGATAAAAAAGAACTTGCTAAGGCGATTGTAAGCAAAAGTTCTCATAGTATTTTTAGAATAATCGATAATAAGCGTTGTGTAGGCGATATAGAAGATTTGCGTAAAGCAGTATTAGAAGATAATATCCATAGTCTATTTAGATTATTACCCGGCAATGACGATTTGCGTAAAGCAGTTTGTGAAGATAATGTTTTTAGTGTATTTAGACTTGTTGGCGAAGATGATTTAAAAAAACTTATTTTTGATGATAATATTTGGAGTTTGTTTAAAATTCTAACACGTTATACAGATAGTTATTTTGTAAAATCATTAAAGGATTTAATTACAAATGATATTGATTTTGATGAAGATTGTTTAAGTCAAGGACAAATAAAAAGTAAACTTTGGTTAGTAAACACATTAGAAGAAATAAATGTTGATTTAGGTGTAGTATTTTTATGTGCAGGATGGTATGCTACATTAGCAACAATGCTATTTGAATCAAAAACTAATGTAGAAAGAATTGTTAGTTTTGATATAGATCCTAGTGTATGGAAAATTGCAGAAACATTTAATAAAAAATGGGTGCTAGACGATTGGCGTTTTAAAGCATGTACACAAGATATTCATGAAATAATGTTTGACGAACATATATATGATGTAAATAAATCAGATGGTACTACTGAAACATTATGGACTATTCCAGATACAATTATAAACACAAGTACAGAACATTTGGAAGACTTTGATGATTGGTATGGTAAAATTTTACCAAAGCAATTAGTAATATTACAAAATAACAATTATTTTGAAGTTCCAGAGCATGTTAACTGTTTTAGTACATTAAAACAATTTAGTAAAAGTGCGCCAATGTCAACTGTATTATATGAAGGCGAACTAGAATTAGAAAAATACACGAGGTTTATGAAAATTGGATATAAGTAATTTAACACTACGAGAAATGCAAACTGAAAGTGCTAGAGCTTTAAGTACAATACAAGCAACCAATAATAATATTTGGCAGTTTAATAAACTAGCACATCACAACAGTCAAAACTGGTACAAGGCTGTTATTGAATGGTATGTTGAACAATATGGCGACTTGCCCAGTAAGGTTGGTCCTGGTAAAGATGTAAAGTTGATAATGGATGTATAAGTACGAAAATATAAAAACAATACATTTAGAAAACACACAAAACTGTCAAGCCAGTTGCCCTATGTGTGATCGCAATCAAAATGGCGGAGCATTAAATCCACACATTGATTTGAGTGAACTTACATTAGACGATTGTAAACGTATCTTTGAACCGGAGTTTATTGCACAACTAAACACTATGTATATGTGCGGCAACTTAGGCGACCCTATTGTAGCACGAGATACACTAGAAATATTCAAATACTTTAGACAGCATAATGAAAAAATGTGGCTGAGTATGAATACAAATGCAGGAGCAAAAAATGAAGAATGGTGGGGACAGCTGGCTGAAGTTTTTGGAAGGATGGGTGCCGTCATATTTAGTGTGGATGGTTTGCGTGACACTAATCATTTATATCGCCAAGGAGTTGTATGGGATAATGTAGAACGCAACATGCGAGCGTTCATAGACGCAGGTGGTAGAGCACGTTGGGACTTTTTAATCTTTGAACACAATCAACATCAAGTTGAAGAAGCAGAAGCACTTGCAAATACTTGGGGCTGCGAAAGATTTATTAAAAAGAAAACAGGCCGATTTGTAACAGCACAAAGTAAAAAGAAAGAATCTCACCAAGCAATAAATCGCAAAGGTAAGGAAACTGCTAAACTTAAAAAGCCTGATGAAAAATATCAAAATGATGCAATTAAACAATACGACAAAGTCAAAGACAAGCATGGCAGTATGGACGCATATTATGATCGTGCAGAAATACATTGTAAAGTAAAAGACGAAGGCAATTTGTTTATCACAGCCGAAGGACTTGCTATGCCGTGTTGTTGGACTGCTGGGCGTATGTACAAATGGTGGCACAAAGATCCTAAGCAAGAACAAGTATGGGACTTTATCGATGCTGTGGGCGGCAAAGATGCAGTCAGTGCAAAAAAACATGGTCTACGTGCAGTGTTTGATACAGGTATCTTTGATGATATCGAAAACAGTTGGAATAAATCGAGTTGTGCCGATGGCAAATTAAAAGTATGTAGTATGAAGTGCGGAAAAGAGTTTGATCCGTTTGGAGCACAATTCAAATGATTAAAAAAGTAGAATTAGAAATTACCAGTGATTGTAATGCAGCTTGTCCGGGTTGTGCTAGAACACTTAATAGTGATTTGCTGAGAATAAACAGTTTTTCACTGCAAGATCTGCAGAGAATATTTCCACCTGCAGATTACAATGGAGTAGAGTTCAAGTTTTGTGGTGTGCTTGGAGATCCTATTACCAATCCTGATTGTCTAGCCATGACAGAATACCTTCTTAGTCAAGGTGCATACTGTGAATATAGTACCAACGGCGGATATAATACCGCAGCATGGTGGAAACAGCTAGGCGAACTTGCTACAAAGTATTTAGGAAAATTACATGTGCATTTTTGCATAGACGGGCACAGAGAAACCAATCATATATATCGTGTAAACACTAAGTGGAATGTAGTAGAACGTAATATTTTATCATTTGCAGAAACTGCACCTGAAAAACATGCAACATGGGTTTTTATTGAGTTTGATCACAATGAAAAAGATTTAGTTACAGCTAGGGCTCACGCTGCTGTATTAGGTTTTGACTTTGCAACTAGAACAGGAATGCGTAATAGTTATCATCAATGGCTATCGGAAATAGGAAAGAAAAATTTAAAAGAAACAAAAATAATTACTACAACTGGTACTAAAGAACACAAACAAAAAGAAATTGCAAAAGAATTAGATAAATTTATTCTAGAGTACAAAACAAAAAAACAACAAACTGATAAAAACAAAGTAACAGAAATTGTAAGCAGTATTACATGCAAGTACATACACGAACAAGAAATTTTTATTGCTAACGATTTAAGTGTATGGCCTTGTTGTTTTTTATGGGATAGTTTTTTTAAAAATTCTGAAAAGATAATCGATAAATTAAATTATTTTGACAAAGGCTGGAATAATTTAAATTATAACAGTTTAGAAGAAATATTAAATCATAGTTGGTATCAAAAATTATTGGAAGCAAGTTGGACACCGGGACATCCTTTACATTTGACAAGATGTATTAAAACTTGTGCAAAAAATAAAGCATATCATAATGAATTGTATTACATTGAGACAAACGAAACACGTAAGTAATCATAAAGAAATAAACTACATAGATAATTAGGTAAGTACAGTATGAGCAAAGTAAGCGATACATTTTGCATCCTTCCTTGGGTGCATCTAAGCACAAGACCAGATGGTAGTATGAGAGTGTGCTGCACTGCCAATGCTAGTAGTGTTGGCCCTACAAACGACAAAGAACATGGCGGACAAGTTGGTATTCTTAAAACAGATGACGGAAAGCCAAACAACTTAAACGTGACTGATTTTCAAACTGCTTGGAATAGTGAATACATGAAAAATGTACGCAAGCAAATGATGAACGGTGAAAAGCCTCCTAGTTGTTTGAAGTGTTATAGAGAAGAAGCTGCTGGACATAATAGCAAACGTATGTGGGAAACTGCATACTGGAGTCAGCGTACCGATGTTGATAAACTGATAGCCGATACAACAGAAGACGGCGAAGTGCCTCCTAACTTGGCATACATTGACTTACGCTTCGGCACCAAGTGTCAGTTGGCATGTGTAATGTGTTCACCACACGATAGTAGTGGTTGGATCAAAGATTACAAGGCAATCTTCCCGGGTGTTAAGAATGAGTCACTCAAAGAAACAATGCAGTGGCAAGACAAAGGCAGTACAAACGGCAGTAGCTACAACTGGCATAAACAAAATCCTGTGTTCTGGGATCAGTTTTATGAACAAATGCCCAGTATGCAACAAATATACTTTGCCGGCGGTGAAAGTCTTATTATTGAGGAACATTATGAAATACTTGAACATGCGATTAAAATGGGTTATGCAAAAAATCTTGAACTGCGTTATAACAGTAATGGAGTTGAATGGAGAGAAGATTTATTTGATCTATGGCGAGAATTCAAACTGGTGCGCTTCCACTATTCGATAGACAGCATCGAAGAAATGAATGATTACATTCGTTATCCAAGTGAATGGAAACGCCAAGAAGAAGTATTTCACATACTAGATAATGAAACTAGCAACAATGTAGAAATAACTGTAGCATGTGCAGTACAAGCATTAAACATATACTACATACCAGATTTTATCAAGTGGAAGTTAGAGCAAGGATTTAAAAAGATCAACATGTGGCCTTTTGGCGCAGGCGGTATAAACTATCACTTTGTATATCATCCTCCGCACTTGAATGTTAAAGTGCTGCCAGAATGGTTCAAAGCAGAAGTACGTAAAAAGTATGAAGAGTTCTATCCATGGTGGGAAGAAAACTGGGAACTAGGTGTTCCTAGTTGGCATAAAGGTAAAATTACAAAAGAAATGTTTGATGCCGCTCCGTATGGTATTAAACGTCTTAAAGGAATGTTGAGTTTTATGGAAAGTGAAGATTGGAGCAGACGTTTGCCAGAGATGCAAGAATTTTTACATAGATGTGATACACAACGAGGAAACAGTTTTGCCGAAGTATTTCCTGAAATGAAAGACATATTTGATGGACGATAAGCATTATTTAGATTATTTAGAAGCAGGGTACAAAGATGAACAGTTTATAAAAACTTACGAAATGATCTTTAGACCTTATCCGGAAATTCATAGGATAAACGGGTTGCCTGTTCATTTTGATCCTAATGCAAAAAACTTACTTGTTAGTTTAAGTGGTGGTGCTGATAGCAGCATACTAACTTATATGTTGTGTGATTATATAGAAAAGAATAATTACAACAATAAGATCTATTGTATGACACTAGTACGCTTTTGGAAAGAAAAACCTTGGCTTGCTCCTATGGCAGAAGATGTATACAATTATCTAAAGGCACGTTTTCCAGATATTATACAAGAACAGATATGGGGATTTTTGCCTCCGGAGTTTGAAGATGTTCCTCTTACACGTTTAGGCAAAGAACATTTATTTACAAAACTACCAAGAGAAGCAAACTGTGATGTATTGTGTACATTAGATTTTCAAGAATACGTTATGTACAGATATAATATAGATTTAATATACACAGGCATAACAATGAATCCTCCATTTGCTACTGATGACGAACCTACCTTTCGAAATGAAGAATTTATGAAAGACAACTGGGATTGGGCAATTAGTGGCCCGGCTATAAATCCTTTTGGTTTACTTAGAAAAAATTATACAATGGCGCAGTATCATAATTATGATCAATGGGACTTGTTAAAACTTACTCGTAGTTGCGAAGGTGATATTGCAGAATTTGGCGAAGAATACAGACGCAATAGACAGTATCCGCCCGAATGTGGTCATTGTTTCTTTTGCCAAGAAAAGAAATGGGGACTAGATAATTGTAATGGATTTTTATTGGAGAATCTATGAGCTTACCTTGTTATTACACTATAGGCGGTCTAAATTTTAAGAACGGGTTTATTACCAGTTGTCCGCAGCAGCATGAAAAAATGCAAGTGCTTGACGAAGCATGGTTGCCTAGTGAGTTTTACAATAACGAACAATTTCGCAAACATAGATTAGAAATGATGAGTGGCAAATGGAGTTTTGGTTGCGACATGTGCGAGCATGTAGAACGTGATAAAAGCGGCACTAGTATGCGGCAAGAACAAGAAGCTGACTTAGAATATTATAATGCAAAAACCGGCGAGGTTGATTTCAAAGGATTAAAAACAGTAGAAATACGTTTTAGTCATAGTTGCAACATGGCTTGTTTGCATTGCAGTGTAGTGTTTAGCAGTGGGTGGCTAAAAAAACTCAAAGACTATACACCGGATGAAGAAGATCACAAACACCAATTGCATCAGCTTACAGGACGTATGCATAGATCATCAGAGGACGATGATTTTACAATGCAAATTAGTACAAAACGTTCATTGGAAATTGCTGAAGATTTAAACAAAAACTTTCCTAACTTGGAACGTATTGATTTTGCTGGCGGGGAAGTACTATACCAAAAACAATTTTTGCCTACACTAGAAAAATTATCAGAACATCCAAACGCTAAAAATATCAAAATCATATTCCACAGTAATTTTAATGCCGATTTTGATCCAGAAGCACTAAGTTTTCTCTTGAAAAAATTTGGTTATTGTAATATAATGATAAGTGTAGATGCTGGCCCTCGCTTGTATCCTTACTTTAGACAAGGTGACTGGAATAAACTAAAAGAAAACATTGAAAAATTTAAAGCAGTTGACAATAAACATAGTCATATTAATTTAGTGTGTACTACTGGTGTATATCAGCTTATGGAATTTGAAGATGTAATGAGTGGATTTTTGTCATTAGAACTAGATTATATAAATTGTAGTATTGTGTATACACCTGCTTATTTAAATCCTAGTGTAATGATGTTAAAGTATAGAGGTCCAACACTAAATGAAATTGAAAATGCAAGGAATGCTGTAATTAAAATAGACAAAGAACGTAGGAGAAATATTCTTACTACCAAAGAAATGTATAACTATGTATGGGACGAAGAAATTAATTATGGATGGTGGACTGACATTACTAGTGCTCTACAAGCTATTGAGGAAGTAAGAGAATACGTGATGAATCATCAATCGTCAAACAAAGACTATCAAGCACTATTAAAGTATATTCCAAAATCAGATAAGCTATGGAATCAAAATTTTAATGATCACATACAACGATTTCAATTTGTTGATGGAGAATTAGTATATAATGTATGAAGTAAACAATAGTCTATATAAAAATATTGCTGACAATATTTTGCTTCATACTGTGTCGCATCTAAGTATTCCTTTAGATGAAAAATGGCAACGCATTGGCATTAATCTTTCCGGCGGTGCTGATAGTGCATTATTGACATACTTACTTTGTAGTATGATACAAAGATATAATTTGCCTACAAAAGTAGATGTTATCACATATCAACGTTGTTGGGAAACAAGACCGTGGCAAGGCCATATTTCTATGCAAGTTTTTAACAAATTAAAAGACTTGTTTCCTTACATTATTGAAAACAGGTATACAACATACATTCCGCCAGAATTAGAACACGGAGTTATTGGTCCTGTAATTAACGGACGCAGCGGAGATCAAATTATTGTTGGTAGTTTTAACAAATTTTCTGCATGGGAATACAACTTAGATGCAGTATACAATGCTACTAGTAAAAACCCAGATGACTTGCGTGAAGATCGTATGACTAATAGAGACAGAGATGCTGAGGATGGCACAATGTCTGACTTGTGGTTTTACAGCGGCAAAGTAAATGCTACATTTGTGCATCCTTTTAGATTTGTAAAAAAGGATTGGATTGTTGCACAGTATTACATACACAATATACTAGATTTGTATGAAACAACACGCAGTTGTGAAGGCGATATCAATCATCACGATGTAATAAAAGAAGCCTGCGGACATTTTAAGGATTATAGTGCCGGAATGTTTATACCAGAATGCAAACAATGCTGGTGGTGCGAAGAACGTGCCTGGGCAAATAAACGTGTAGTAAATATAATAAAGGAAATAAATGATTATAACAGGTAACAAGGATGTAGGCGTTTCGGCTGCACTTTATAAACTATATCCAGAAGCAGAATTTATTAGTAGAAGTACTGGCTATGACTTTGGCAAAAAGTTAGATATGGAACGCTGTGCAGAAGCAGTACTAGCGCATGATGTTTTTATTAATTGTAGTGCATTGTTTAGATTTAATCAAACAAGTCTATTAGATATTGTGTATAAAAAATGTATATTAGAAAAACATAACTGTCATATTATTAACATAGGTAGTACTACTGATCGTGTTAAAAAAGGCGGTGCTTGGTTATACAACGCCGAAAAGAAAGCATTACGTGACTATTCAAACACTTTAGGACTTACTGGTGTATGGGCAAGTGGACCAAAAATCTCGTATATTAGTTTTGGCACATTAAGTAATAATCAAGAAAAGCATCCTGATAGAAAAACTATGGATATAAATGTAGCTGCGAGCTACATTAAATGGATTGTTGATCAGCCTGCGCATTTTAATATCAATGAATTAAGTATCGATCCTATGCAACCGGAAAGATGGTATGAGTAAATTACCAAAACATGCTTGTGTAATGCCGTTTCATCACATGGCAATGCGTCCGGATGGGCAAATATTTCCTTGTTGTGTGTTTGATCAAGACGATGTTCCAAAAGACTTGAACGTATCACATCCTGATCCGTTTAATCATGAGTACATGAACTATC